TCGGCACATCAATGGGCAATGGGAAGAGTAAAATCTTTTGTTACTGGAAAAGGTGGAGCAAGAAAAGCAGATTCAGATTTATTGAAAGGTAAAAAGAAAACAGTCAAGAAGAAGAGGAAAGCATAATGGCTCTTACAAAAAGACAACAAGATACCATGAAAAGACATAAGAAACACCATACAAAAAAACACATGGATATGATGACACAACTTATGACAAGAAAAAGAAATCCATTAACTTTTACTGAAGCACACAAACAGACAATGAGAAAGGTAGGTAAGTGATGCCATTGACAAGCAAACAAAAAAAGATAGCTAGAGTTTCAGAACCAAGAAACAAGATAACAGCAGCAGACTTCAAGAAACTCAGAAACTCAACTATGGCAAAGAAAGTTATGAAAAAGAAAAGAGGTAAAGCGTAATGCTTTTATCCAAGAACTTTAGTTTACTAGAGTTAACAAAGAGTCAAACAGCAGAAAGAAGAGGTATTGAAAACAAACCTACTGCTGAACACATAGAGAATATGGTTGCTTTGTGTGAGAATATATTACAGCCAGTAAGAGATCAGTATGGTTCTTTTATTGTATCTAGTGGCTATCGTTGTCCTGAGTTGTGTATTGCTATTGGTAGCAGTAAAGACAGTCAACATGCAAAAGGTCAGGCAGCAGACTTTGAGGTAGCTGGTGTCAGTAACTACAAACTAGCTAGTTGGATAGAGGAGAACTTAGAGTTCGATCAGCTAATACTTGAATGTTTTACTGGTGGTAATACAGGTTGGATTCATTGTTCGTATGTTCCAGATGGCAGAAAAGAAACTTTGACATACGACAAACAAAATGGTTACAGGCATGGATTGATTGCATGAGTCAAGCAACACTCAAAAGACTAGGATTGTCAGGCTACAACAAGGTAAAGAAAACACCAAACCATCCTACTAAAAGTCATGTTGTTGTGGCAAAAGAAGGAAACAAAGTAAAGACAATTAGGTTTGGACAACAAGGAGTAACTGGTGCTGGTGCTAATCCCAAGTCAGCAAAAGACAAAGCAAGAAAAAAATCTTTTAAGGCTAGACACGCAAAGAACATAGCCAAAGGTAAGATGTCTGCTGCTTACTGGGCAAACAGAACTAAATGGAGTTGAATATGATAGGTAGAATTTATTTGTGGATAAAAGAAAAGTTTGATAGTTTCAGATCAGACACAGTGCAGATCAAAATGCAAACACTAGAAAAGGAGAGAATCATGCCAGGAATGACAAAAAAAGGCAAAGGCAAAACAACTAAGATGAAGAAACAAGCTGCTACTGCCATTGCCATGAAGAAAGCTGGTAAAAAGCCTAAGAAAAGAATGAAATACTAGAAAGGTATTTCGTCATCATCATCTTCTTTCTTTTTGATTTCTAGTGCTTCTGCAATAGATTTCATACCAGTTTGTGATATTTGCTCTGATATAGAGTCAAACTCCACACCTTTGTATGGATCGACTATCTCTGATATTGAGATTGACATAGATCCATTATCGTTTTCAAACAAAGATACCTGATACTTTACATCTCCTTTGAGTGTAACATCTCCAGGCTTGCCATCAACGTATGGACTCCATCCACTGTTACCAGCTTTGACTTTACCACCTGTGTTTGTAAACAAACCTATGCTTAATAACTTTTTGTATGTTTTCATTCTAAGACCTTCCTAATTGTGTTTGATCGTATATGTTTTTAAGTTTTGTTTCCATATCAACAAATTGTTTTTGAATATCTGATCTGTGTTCATCAGTCATCTTTTTTAACACTTGCTGATTTTCTCTGAATATTCCTTGCAGATAGATTATTCTACCTTTTTCTTTGTCAGAATTATACTTAATCCTTTCAGAGTTTGCTATAGCACTTGATAGCCTAGCATGAGCAGCTTGACTTTCTTCAAGTGAATACTGAGCAGGAGACTGATCTGTTTGAGGTGCTGAATCAATCTCCTGTTTCTTAACCTCTGTTTGAGGTTTTTCTTTGATGGCATCAGTCTTGCGTACTACTGCATCCATTTCGTTTGCAGATGCGTATTCTCCACCAGCAAGACCAAGACTAGACAATGCTCTACCTATTGCAGAAGTTTCTGCATTTTCCAGAGCAGATGTTGTGTTGACTAATCCTTGCCCTCGTATTTCTTCAGCCATACCAGCACCAACTGTACGACCATCTTTGTCTGTGATGATTGCCTTGACTACAACCTTTTGTCCATCATTGACAAGTATAGACGTATCTACACCAAAGTCTGTGCCATGATGCTTTCTAAAGGCTTCCATTCTGTGGACAACCTGTGTATAAAGTTTGCCACCTTTTTGTTTTACTCCATGTGATTTGTGCAGTTCTGCAACTGCATCCATAGTTTTATTTAGATCAGCCATTGTTTGCTCCTTTGGCTTGTTTGTATAGAGAGTTACAGAGTTCTAATGTGTCTAACAAAGCCTGTTTCTCAGCTTTGAGTTTACATATTTGGTTTGTCAGATTATTTACTCTCATCTCTAAATCATCTAACTTCTGCTCTGTCTCCTGTTCTTTTGCACTATATTCCATTTTATACTCCTAATATTCCCTGTTGTAGTTCCTCGTCAGTCATACCATCATTATGATCGTAAAATCTTTTAGACATCATAATTCGCTGTTTACGACCTCTTTTACCTTTTCGTGTATGTTCGCACCTGACAATCATGTTCTTCTCTTCCAAGGCTTTAAAACGAGCAGTAACAGTAGAATAAGGATAGTCATGTAACTCTTGTAGTACATCATCTTGTATGCAGCCACTTGTTCCAAAGTTATCTATAACTTCGTAGACTATTTTTTCCAGACGATTTACTTTGACATTCTGAGCAGACTCAATGCTAGTTGTATCTGCATCTTTTCTGTGTAGTTTATATACTTCAGTCATTATTTACTCCATAGTTGTTGTGCTAATTTGGCAATGTCAGGTCCATATCTCTGCAATACTTCAGGATAGTCCAGTTTGGCTCTGTTCTTGAGTTCTATCCAGCTACCTCGACTATCTTTGAATAAGTTTTGCATAACTTTCCAGTCATGTACCACGCTATCGTAAGCAACTTGCAAGTATTCATCTTGCATCTGCTCACAATTCTTTTCATCAATGATATGATAATCTGATGCTGTTACTGAAAGCAAAGCTGGTTTCTGTCCTGTTGCTTTCCAGTAAACTGCCTGTTGTCTAATCCAAGATGGCAAAGGTTCTGTCCTTGGCTTTGGTATTCTCCAAGTTGATGTGCCATCTTTCTTTGTAGGGTTTTTGATTGGTGCATGACATTTTAAATCTATCTGTCTGCCACCACCTGAATAATCCTGATAATATAATACAGGTACGTCTATCTGCTCTTCGATATGATGTTGAGCAAACTCTCCATCAATACTGTTGACATTCTGAAAATATTCCTTGATTCCCTGTGCTGCCACCTTGACCATATCAGGTAGGTAATCTTGGTATGTTTCGTACTCTAACTGGTCTTTTCCGTTATCCCAGGTTCTTGGTGTGTACTGTTGATATTCTGTCAACGACTCCCTGATTGCCTGATTTATCTCAAGACCTTCCTGTTGTCCTTTGATTGGTGAGAAGTCATGCAAACCTAAGTGATGATCTAATGCAGTTTGTACTAATCTGCCTAGCATCATTCGTGCTGCATCAGGATAGTTAAGTTTATGTTCTTGTCTAAGATATAGTTTAAGTATGGCTTGATCTATTGGCAAGTTAGCTGTACTTGCTGATTGATGAAACAAACCAAAGTTTTTACAATAATCTGGTATTTCCATTTTGCACCTCCAAGATAGTTGTAATATAGTATTTACATTTTGTCAACTACATGTTACAAGAAGATATGAAACTAAAAGATTACTTGAGAATAAATAATATATCGCAGTACAAGTTTGCCAAGATGTGCGACTTAGATCGTTCTGCTATTACTCTTCTGTTGCAAGGCAAAAGGTTTCCTAGACCTGATACACTCAACAAGATAGAGTTAGCTACTGATGGTCAAGTAAAGGCTAATGACTTTATGAAAGAAGCACAGGAGAGAATGGTAGGTAGATGATAGTAAGGTATGGCACTCTTAAAGATTTAAGTTATATTGATTATTTGCAAAAGAAAAACGCAGAAGAGTTATCTTTCTATCCTAATATAGTTTTTGAAAGAGAGTTAGAGAAAAAAAGAATATTACTTGCAGAAATAAACAATCAACCTTGTGGTTATTTATATCATGGTGCTGAAAAAACTTTTTGCAAAATCCATCAAGCGTGTATTGAATATGATTTAAGAGGACAGCTATATGGAGCAAAGTTAGTAAGAGATTTAATAACTCATTGTATAAATAAAAATGTTTTATCAATAACATTAAGATGTGGCTCAGATATACAAGCAAATTTTTTCTGGAAAGCAATGGGTTTTTATTGTGAATCTATAACTCAAGGTGGGGTTAGAAGAATGAGAGACATAAATAATTGGAGATATGATATTGTCAAACCTTTGTTTATTACAGAATTTTTACCTTCAGAAAAAAAGCAAGATTCAAGTCATTGGAGAAAAAGAAAAATATCAATCGGCAGTTCTTTTAAGAGAGGGAAAGAACTTTTAATATATAGAAAAAAAGTTTTGCAAGATGCCAAACAGTAGAGACAAAGGTGCATCTTTTGAGAGAAAGATTTGCTCACTCATCAAGCATGCTCTTGGTTATGATGCTAGAAGAAACTTAGACCAGTATCAAGTTGGTGGTGCAGATATAGAGATACCTGGCTGGTCAATAGAATGTAAGGCATATCAAAAAGGCACTACCTACAAACAAAGCTGGTGGGATCAAGCAGTAAGTAACTGTGGAGACAAGCAGCCTGTTTTGATTTACAAATACAACAACCACCCAATCAAGTGTGTTATCAGGCTAGATGTATTCGAGCATGGTTTCTCTTCTAATCAGGACCTAGTTTGTGAAGTTGATATTGATACTTGGTTTTATATTGTTAGAGAAAAGATATGAAATGTTGGCATTGTAATACAGAATTAATATGGGGTGGAGATCACGATTGTGAGGATAATGACGAATACCTTATAGTTACAAACTTGTCTTGCCCAAAATGCAACGCTTTTGTTTTAGTTTACTATGGAGAAAAAAATGAACAGGAAACAAGCACTTGATAAAGCCAAGGCTCTTGTTACTGGGGATAGAGCAAAAGACTATGGCAATGCGTATGATAATCATGCAAGGATAGCTAAGTTATGGTCAGCTATTATTGGTGTGCAAGTTTCTGTTAGAATGGTTTATCTTTGTATGATAGCTTTAAAGATAGCCAGACTTGTGCAGAATGAAAAGCACATAGATAGCTGGATAGACATTTGTGGTTATGGCAGCCTAGGAAGTGAAAATGGGAAAGAAAAGCAAGACAAGAAATGAGTACAATGAATTACGTCAGCTTTTCAAAGACATGCAAAAGAAAAAGTATAAGTATGATGATAGCCAAGATAGGTTCGAAGATGATCCAAGAGCAGCCAAAGAAATAGAGTATGGCAGAGTCATTAGAAAGCCAACTTTAATTAGCAAGGATAGTGTTTTTGATTGATATTTTTGCGTGTTCGTGTAGTATGTAATAGAAGTTTTACTTCGTTAGTTGTTGTGAGAATGAGAGGGATTTTTCCCTCTCATTTCTTTTTGAATTTTGCGTGTTCGTCATTGCCTAAGACGGCAAAATATCCTATATTGAAATTTTTCCCTCTCATTTTTCTTCCTCTTTCTCTTCTACAAGATCACAAGCTGGGCATTTGTAAACTCCTTTTAGTTCTGTTTTATTCATTTTAATTTTGCATCTAAAACAAATAATATTTTTTTCTTGGTGATTTTTACTTTCCATGTTACCCTCCAGTCTATTATGCTACGGCATATATACTATACTATGCTAGTACTATAATAGTTTATATACTATGCTTAGTATACTAAGCATTGCATATACTATGCTTAGTATCTATTACTATAATAATTAATAAACTATATTATAGTATTGCTCTAATAGTATATTATGTATTGCATATTATACTATGCTTAGTATGTAATACTATGCGTCTTTCTCTCTTATAATTCTTGTGTCCAATAATCATAAAGTTCATTAATTGTTTTATCATCTGCCGTCTTAATCCACTTCCAAGAGTTATTTGCTGCTTTTTCTTGCTCAATAATAAATTTAATTTTATCCTCTCTTTTCATCTTTCTCTCCTATTTTTGTTTCTCAAATATGTAACCAATCAAGATAGCTATAGTTTTACTTATACCTCTCTCTCCTGTTTCATGTCTGGAAACTGTTTGTTTATCTATTCCCAGTTCTGTTGCAAATTCAGCTTGTGTGTATTTTAGCCGTGTTCGTATTTGCTTATACTGTTCTTTGGTTATGCTTTCTCTTATCATTGCTCTTTCTCTTTTATCTGTGTTAAATTATTTTCATCAACAAAATCACAAATTGAACTACAATCCATCTTGTGATCCTCATACAAAATTATATTTCCCTCTTTGTCTTTTTTTGGATTTCCGTCTATATCCATAAGACAAAATGTTAAATCCCATACATGGGGATAATATTTTTTAGTCATTGTTATGTACTCCTTTAGTTGTTTAATAGCGATTTAAGAAGGCTACAGGCTAGTTAAATAGTTTTTAGGATATAAACCAGCCTGTAACTTGTTTCGTTTCTCTATGCCCAAATTATGTATATTACGAATAAGTAAACACAAAACATTAGAAACAATAATATTTCAGCATTTAGTTTTATTATGTCATGTAATGTATATTTTTTTGGTGTTGCATTTTCTATATGCAGCTTTAAAAGTTTTTTATTCATTGTTTACCTCATAATCTTTATTGTCTATTGTTGACCAGATATTAATAAACGATTGTAAAAACTTCTTTTGATGCTCTGTTAAAGTTTTGTTTTCATAAAGCAATTCTTCTGCTGAGTATGGTGTTGAAATATCGTTATTAAATAACCAATCTTGATAAAGTTCTGCTAAGTTATTTATGTGTCTATTCATTGTTAAAACTCCTCCTTCAAAAAGTTTTCTATTGTTTCATAACTTGCTCTAGTTTTTAAAAGTTCTCTAAGTTCTTCATTTTCTAAAGCAATATTTACGTCAATATTGTAATGATTACATAAAGCTAAAAAATCTAATCTTGTCATTGTTTATACTCCTGTTGTTGTTGTGATTTACGCAAGTAAATCTTAAAAGGCTGGTATTGCTCCAGCCTTTCGAGGTTTACTTATGCAGTTTTATATATGCTCCTCCAATGTAAGTTATTAGTTGTTATATTATATCCACCATGTTTGATTGCATAATCTGTACTAAATGGTTGAATATCTAATAACTTAGAAAAACAATCTTGATTGCTGCCAAAATAAATTGTTTCATTGTCTTTAGTTATTGCGTGTGTTGGTTCTATAGATAAAATTATATTAGCCATAAAATTAAAATAGTTTTCACAAACTTTGTCCTGCAGCTTGTCGCTTGGGTTTTCGTCAATACTTCCCATGTCAATGGCAAGTTTTATTATATCTGAATATGTGTAATCAATATTTAAAGCTAAGCCAGAAAGCCATTCAGTCATTGCTTTTAACTTGCCTTGCTGCTCTACGTTCCAGCCATATTCACTATAAAATCTTTCAAAGATATAACTTATTTTATTTTTTTTATTTATTAATGGCTTGCCGTTGATATCTTCGTCTATTGTATCTAAGATATAATTTACATAGTTTTGTTTATATTTTGTATGATGTAGTTTCATTGTTAGTTACTCCTTATCGTTGTTGTGAATTGTTATTAATGGATAGTAAATAGTTATTATTGTAAACATTCCAGATAGCATCATTATTGAAAAAAATAAGCTAGGCATGTTTAAAGATAGTAAATAAAAAGCTGTTGGCAGCATTAAAAAGAACTGAGCAAGAGCAATTAATAATATTGTTTCGTATTTCATTGTTTTACCTTTCATAGTTGTTTAGTGCAGCATTGCTGCTGCACCTGGTTTTTAATTTGCATATTCTGTGATTACTTCTGAATGTACGAGTTCTTGATATGATTCAACAACTACATCTTTATTAGATGCTTGCAAATAATTAATGTAGTCTTGGTCAGGTACATACTTTGCAACTGCTGCAATGTATTCTTTTTTAGTATTGTATTTCTTAATCATAGTTTACCTTTCATAGTTGTTAATAATATAAGTATACCATAGGTTTATTATTGTCAACTAATAATATAAAAAAAGTTTGTTTTATTTTTTCCAGCAGAAAAAAGTTATACTTGCAATGTATATATATAATAGGTAAGGATAGTTTATATTCTTATTGCTATATATTGAGACAATGATACACAGCATAGTAACAAAACAGAGCAAAAACAAAAAAAACATATTGCAGCAGCAAGCATTGCATAGCATAGGGGGAGTATATAAAAAGGCATACACCCCAAACAGACGCCAGCGTCTATATATATGTATTAATAACACCATAGAAACACACAATGACGATTAGCAAATACAAGAAAAACAAGATAATAAGCAAGATTACAGACGGATATAGTCTGTATCAGGCTTGCAAAGACGAAAAGGTTAGCAGAGCCACCTTTTACAGACACATGGCAAAGGATGAGCAGTTAAATGATGTAGTTCGTACTGCACAGAAGCAATCTGCTGAGAAAACCTTAGAGGAGTTGGAGACTATGTTCTTAGATACGTTGCATAAGCGTAAGATGTACGATCCTAACTTACTGAGGGATTATGCCACGCATGTTCGCTGGAAGGTGCAGAAGGTGTTACCAGAGAAGTTTGGTGAGATCAAGCAAAGGACAGGTGTTGAGTTAACTGATGGTGCGATAAGGATAGTGTGGGAAACAGATGCAAGTAAAGATACCATATAAGCCTAGAGACTTACAGGCAGAGATGCACAGAGACTTGAAGAGATGGAATGTGCTTGTTATGCACAGGAGATTTGGTAAAACTGTGTTTGCTGTCAATCACATGATAAAACATGCTTTGACTTGTCCGTTGCCAAGACCGAGAGTTGCTTTGGTTGCACCTACGTTTAGTCAGGCTAAGAGGATTAGTTGGGATTATGTAAAGTATTATGCTGGTGTGATACCAGGAGTTACGTTTAATGAGACTGAACTGAGGGCAGACTTTCCTAATGGTGGTAGGATTATGTTGTTGTCAGGTGAAAATCCTGATGCGTTAAGAGGTATTTACTTGGACTTGTGTGTGTTTGATGAGTATGGGATGCAGAATCCTAGGGTATGGGGGGAGGTTGTAAGACCAGCACTATCGGATAGAGAGGGTGCAGCTATATTTCTAGGTACACCAAATGGACATAACCATTTTTATGAAATATTGACTCAGGCTAAACATGAGACTGAAGAGGGAAGTGATTATTGGTATTGGAAGATTGCCAAGGCTAGTGAAACGCAGTTGGTAAAAGATACGGAGTTGGATGCTGCCAAGTCACAGATGACGTTAGAGCAGTATGAGCAGGAGTATGAATGTTCGTTTACGGCTGCGATTATTGGTGCGTACTATGGAAGATTACTTGTAGAAGCTGAAGATGCAGGCAGGATTACAAGAGTGCCGTATGATCCTGCGTTGCCAGTGCATACAGCTTGGGATTTAGGTATCAATGATTCAACAGCTATTTGGTTTGCACAGGTTTACAGAGGAGGAGCAGTAAATGTTATCGACTATTATGAGAATACTGGTTTTGGATTGGACCATTATGCAGAGGTCCTTAGAAAGAAGGATTATCATTATGGAGACCACCTTGCTCCACATGATATTGAAATTAGAGAGTTGGGGTCTGGCAAATCACGGATGGAGACAGCGTTTAGTCTTGGCATACGTTTCAAGGTGGTTTCGAAGATGAAGATAGCTGATGGTATCAATGCTGCTAGATTGTTGATGCCAAAGTGTTACTTTGACAGGGATAAGTGTCATCTAGGTCTTGAGATGATGAAACAATACAGGCAAGAGTGGGATGAGAAGAAGAAGAGGTTTAGGGATCAGCCAAGGCATGACTATACATCACATGCAGCAGATGCGTTTAGATATTTGGCTATAGGTATTGAGAATAGAAAGAGTTATACAAGACCACCACAAGCTGTTGCTGATAATAGTTATAATATTTTTGCATGAGTAAGTATGAAGATTTGCGAGATATACTGATCTTGATGCAGTATAGTGACTTGCATAAGACGTATAACTTGGAACAGATATGCAGATGTATTGTTGTGCCAGTGATGTTAAATCAGTATCAGGTAATACGATTAGAACATGAACTTGTTATGTTTGGCACTTGGGGTTTTCCAAATAAAAAGCAATTAGATGAGTATATGAAAACAGGAGAGTTCCCTCATGGTGGTTATCAAGGTGGTGGAAAAGATGTTTGGATGATTGATTTTATTTCAAAAAAAGATTATACCTTAAAAGGAGTGAAACATTTTAGATATTTTTTTAAGAGAAAAGGGTATCAGGTTGCGTTTTGGCTCAGACAGAGAAATAAAAAACTTGGCTTTGTCAAGTCTGCAAGGAGGTAGACATGGGTGGTAGTAATGGCAACAGTTCAGGAATGGGTGTTGAAGATGATGTCAGAGGTATTGCAAAACAAAAAGCAGACCGAGAAAGAAAGGCAATGGCACAGTCAGGTGTTCAAGATCCATACGAATTTACAAGACTTGCAGAAAATTTACAGGCACAAAAATTAGAAAGAGAAGCACAGGCTGCATCAATAACAGGAAACAAATTGTTAGATGCTGCTGTTCCAGGTGCAGGAGCATTGTCTCTTGTAACGCAGTTTTCCAAAGAACAACAGGCAAGAGAACTTAGAAGAGGTGGTGAGATGGTTACTGATGATAAAGGTAACTATCAAGGTGTTATTGGAAAAAACTTTCTTGGTGGTAGAGTATTTAGTGGTAATCCAGACTTTGATCCTATAGGGGGTGGTACTTCAGGAAGTGATGACAACCCACCACCAGTGCAAAGAGTTGATGTGACTCCTGAAGTTACACCTGAGATTACACCTGAGATTATTCCTGATGAACAAGAAACAATCCTTACAAGAACAAGAGGAACAAGAAGAACAAAACGAGCAGGACAAGCTGGAACATTTATTGAAGGATATGGTGCTTTACAAAGAGGTAAAGGACCTAGGTCAGTAGTTTAGGAGAAGCAAATGTCATTTTTAAGACCAAAAGTAAATATACCTCCACCACCACCTCCACCTGATCCACCAATGATGGTTGATGATGCTGATACACAAAGAGCAGCAGCTTTGGCTGAAGAGAATGTTGCAGATGAAAGACGAAGAAGAAGAGGTCGTGGATCAACAATAGTAACTGGTTTGACATCAGGTTCTGCATCAACAACTACAGGAACACCAGGATTAACAGGGTCAGGGTATTAAATGGCAGATTTTGCAAAAGAGTTAGTCAACAGACTTAATTATCTTGAGACTTACAGAAAGTATTGGAACACACACTATCAGGAACTAGCTGACTTTATGTTGCCTGAAAAGTCTGACATTGTAAGAAAAAGAAGTCGTGGTGAAAAAAGATCAGAGAATATATTTGATAGTACATCACAGTTAGCTGTTGATCTATTATCTTCAGCTTTGCATGGTATGCTTACATCAGGTGCTACACCTTGGTTTCATTTGGATATGAAAGATGAAAACATAGGTAGAGATGATGAGGTGCGTGAATGGCTTGAAAGTTCATCAATGAGTATGATGAGAGCCTTCAACAGATCAAACTTTGAAACAGAAGTGCATGGTATGTATGTAGACCTAGTTGTGTTTGGTACTGGCTGTATGTTTATCGAGATGGAAGATAAAACACTAAGGTTTTCTACAAGACACATATCAGAGTTTTTTATACAGGAAAATCAATTTGGTTTAGTTGATACTGTATTCAGAAAGTACAAGAGTCCAGTTAGACAAGTCATTCAAAGATTTGGCTTGGACAATGTAACGGAATATATCAAGAAGAAATTTGAGCAAAAACCTGATGAAGAAGTAGAGTTGCTTCATGTGGTGTTGCCAAGGATGAACAGGAATCCTGATAAACCTGATAATCAGAACATGCCTTTTGCATCTTTCTATATTGATATGGAGACAAAACAGTTCTTGTCTATTGGTGGTTTCGAGGAGTTTCCTTATGTTGTTCCTCGTTTTCTAAAAAGCACAGGAGAGATCATGGGTCGCTCCCCAGCCATGACGGCTCTCGCTGATGTGAAAATGTTGAACCTAATGAGTAAGACCATCATTCAGGCAGCACAAAAGCAAATAGATCCTCCACTATTAGTTCCTGATGATGGCTTCATTTTGCCAGTTAGAACACAACCAGGTGGACTAAACTTCTTTAGATCAGGTACAAGAGATACAATATCACCACTGAATACAGGTGCTAACATACCTATTGGTTTGAATATGGAGCAACAAAGACGAGAAGCAATCAGAGGTGCTTTCTATGTTGACCAGTTACTAAGTGGCACATCTCCAAACATGACAGCCACAGAAGTTGTGCAAAGACAGGAAGAAAGAATGAGAGTGATAGGTCCTGTGCTTGGAAGATTGATGAATGAGATGTTAAAGCCTTTGATTGATAGAGTGTTTTCGTTGATGCTTAGAAGTGAAATGCTTGCTATACCACCAGAGATACTGCAAGGCAGAGACATAGATATCGAATATGTATCACCACTTGCAAAGGTACAGAAGTCAACAAGCCTAAACTCAACAATGAAAGCATTAGAGATATTGTTACCATTATCACAGAGTTTACCAGTTGGAGATCATTTAGATGCAGATGGTCTTGTCAGACATGTTACAGATTCATTAGGTGTTCCAAAGAGTGTCTTGAAAACAAATGCAGAAGTTGCAGAAATCAGAGAACAAAGACAGATTATGCAACAGGAGCAAATGGAAAGACAACAGGATCAGGAAGATGTAAATACAGCTTTACAGGCATCACAAGCAGTAAGGATGGTAGGTGGTGGTCAAGGAAATTGAAGCTATTAAATATATGTATCGGCAAGTTTTTACTACCGATAGTGGAAAAAAGGTGTTACAAGATTTAGAAGCAAGATGTAATTATCGTAATACAACATACGTTCAGAACGATAGTAACGGAACGGCTTTTGAAGAAGGCAAGAGAACAGTATACTTGCACATTTTAAATATGTTAGAAGAGGAAACAAATGAACGAAACAGAACAACAGGCAATCCAAACTGAGCCAACACAACCTAGTGTGCCAGTTGAAACTCCTGCTGAATTAGCCAGTGGAAGTGGATCTCGAAGTGAGTTTCTACAACAGTTACCTGAAGAAATCAGAGATCATCCAAGTCTACAAAGCATAAATGACGTAGGAAACTTAGGACTTTCCTTTGTAAACGCACAAAGATTAATTGGTGCAGATAAAATACCATTACCAAAAAATCCCACAGAGGATGATCTAAATAATATTTATACAAAGTTAGGTAAGCCTGAACAACCAAGTGGTTATGAAATAAAAGCTGATGGTCAGATACTAACTGAGGGAGATGTCAATACATACACAGATATTGCACACAAACTTGGTTTATCAAAGACACAGGCTAATGGTATATTAGATTATTACAGAAGTAGTATTCAACAAACAACAGAAGCAATGTCAAAAGACTCTGAGCAACAAAGACAACAGATTGAACAAAGTCTAAAAGCTGAGTGGGGTGCTGACTTTGATGCAAAGGTATCACAAGCAAACAGAGCAGTTGCAGATATAGCTGGTCAAGATTTGTTAGACATGGTTTTACAAGATGGTACTAAGGTTGGCAATCATCCTGCATTTATCAAAGCGTTTGCAAACTTTGCAGATTTTAAAACTTCTGTTACAAAAGAAGATACAATATCAGAAAACTCTGTGAATTATAGAATGAGTCCTGCTGATGCTAAGTCAAGAATTGATACTATAATGAATGACAAGTCTCATGCTTATTGGGATAGAAAAAATCCAGTTGCAAGAGAGAAAGCAGTTAAAGAAGTACAAGATTTATATGAGATGACAGTTGGAGCAGCATGAAATTAGATTAGAGTGTTTGCGTTTAGCAGTAGAGTTTGGAACGCAAAGAAACTTACAGAATCCCAAAGAACTCGCTAATATATATTACGAGTGGGTAGTGAAGGGTAGCTTGCCATCAAGTCCTTCTGGCAATCGGAAAGACGATAGACCTAACGAGTCTGAAAATCCTAGGAGTGTCCGAAAGGGTAGCACCTCGAAAGTAGTTAAAATGAAAACGTAGTTATTAACAGGAGAAAAAAATGTCAATAAACGTAACTACGGCATTTGTCCAACAGTATTCTGCCAATGTGCAGATGCTTTCTCAGCAAATGGGTTCATTACTGAGAGATGCTGTAAGGGTAGAATCTGTAACAGGAAAAAATGCCTTTTTCGATCAGATCGGCAAAGTTACTGCTCAAAAGCGTACAACTCGCCATTCTGATACACCCCAAATCGATACTCCTCATGCTAGAAGAAGAGTGTCATTAGTAGACTATGAGTTCGCAGATCTCATAGATGAGCAAGACAAAGTTCGTATGCTTATTGATCCAACAAGTGCTTATGCTCAAGCAGCAGCAGCAGCTATGGGAAGATCAATGGATGATGTTATCATTGAAGCAGCAACAGGAACTGCGTTTACAGGTGAGACTGGTTCAACATCCACAACCATGTTAGCTGGAAATCAGATAGCAAATGGTAGTGCTGATTTGACAGTTGCAAAGTTAAGAACAGCTAAAAAGACTCTTGACTTAGCATCAGTTGATCCCTCAATCCCAAGATATATAGCCGTTGGTCCAGAGCAGATTGATGCGTTGTTAGGAGATACAAATGTAACATCTTCTGACTTCAACACAGTCAAGGCACTTGTCCAGGGTGAGATCAATACCTTCATGGGATTTGAGTTCATTGTAACCAACAGACTATCAAAGACTGGCAACATCCGTTCATGTTTTGCGTGGGCAGAGGATGGTCTTACATTAGCGATTGGTAAAGATGTGATGGCAAGAATAGACGAGAGAAGTGACAAAGGTTACGCAACTCAGGTCTACTATTGCATGAGTATCGGTGCTACGAGAATGGAAGAAGAAAAAGTCGTTCAGATAGACTGTGATGAGTCAGCATAAGGGAGAAGTAAATGACTACAAAAAATTCAACACTTGTAGCTAATTTTGAAGCTACTCCTCAAGTTGCTAGTAATTCACAAGAGCTTAATGGCGTTTTGCGTGTGGCTCAAGGAACGATAGCTTTGGCAGCAGGAGACAGTACAGACAATGATATTGTTATGTTTGCTCCGATTCCAAGTAATGCGTCTATCACTGCAATTAAGGTTGCAGCAGATGGATTAGGTGGAAGCTGTACTTTCAATGTAGGACTTTATCAGACTAACGGAACAGTTGTAGATGAAGATTTCTATGCAACATCAGTTGCAGACGGAACTACAGCCGTTGCAGATTTAAGAACTGAAGCTGCCAATATTAATACTATTGGTGCTAAAGTTTACGAAAATGCAGGAGAGTCTACAGACCCAGGTGGGTACTATTATGTTGCAGCAACATTTAATGCAACAGGTGGTACTGCTGGTGATATGTCTTTTATCATTGAGTATGTAATCAACTAACTAAGAGGGGGAGCAATCCCCCTTTTTCAAAGGTTTAATTATGCCCTCAGTAGTAGATATATGTAATGAAGCTATGGATTTATTAGGTGCAGCAACTATTACTGCTCTTACAGAAAATTCAAAAGAAGCAAGACTTTGTAACAGAAGGTTTGCAACAGTAAGAGATGCAACACTTAGATCACATCCTTGGAACTGTGCGATAGAAAGAGCAGAGTTAGCAGCAGATAGTACAGCACCTTCTTTTGGTTTTGCCAATCAGTTTACTTTACCAACAGACCCATTTTGTTTGCGTGTCTTGTCATTCTTTACATCAAACGTAGATGCAGAGATTTCGCCTTATGATAGTCAAGTTATGTTCAAGATAGAAGGCAGAAAGATACTTTCAGATGAAGCAACATGCAGAATAGTTTACTTGGCAAGAGTTACAGATACGGAACAGTTTGATAGTCTACTGTCAAATGCTATAGCCTACAGACTTGCATCAGAGACAGCGTATGCAATCACAGGCAGCACAACAGTTGCACAATCAATGTATGGTATGTATGAGCAAAAGGTAAAAGAAGCAAGAGCAATGGATGCACTTGAAGGAAAACCTGACAAATTGGTGGCTGATGAGTTTACAAACGTAAGGTTGTAGTATGGCAAGAGTATCGACAATCTTAACTAATTTCAGAGCAGGAGAACTATCGCCTAAACTATCAGGCAGGATTGATCTACAGAAATATAGTGAGGGTTGTGATACACTAGAGAATATGTTGGTGTTTCCGTCAGGTGGCATTACTCGCAGACCTGGAACAACATTTGCAGGAACATCCAAAGACAACGGCAAAGTCAAGCTAGTCAACTTTGAGTTTTCAGATGAGCAGGCTTATGTGCTTGAGTTTGGTGCAAACTATGTAAGGTTCTTCAAAGATGGTGGTATTCTTACAGAAGCAACAAAAACTATAAGTGCCATAACAAAAGCAAACCCAGCAGTAGTTACAGCTACATCTCATGGCTATAACAATGGTGATAGAGTATTTATATCAGGTGTTGTAGGCATGACAGAGGTAAACAATCGTGAGTTTACTGTTGCAGGAAAAACTGCAAATACATTTCAACTATCAGGTATAAACAGTTCTGCATTTACAACTTATACTTCAGGTGGCACAAGTGGAAAAATAGTAGAAGTTACAACGACTTATAGCGTAACTGAGATATTTGAGATTAACTTTGCACAGTCAGCAGATGTATTGTTTATTGCTCACAAGTCACATGAACCAGCAAAACTTACAAGAACTTCAGCAACAAGTTTTACACTTACAGATATAGATTTTACAGATGGTCCTTACCTAGATGAAAACCTAACTACAACTACTTTGTATGCAAGTGCGACTACAGGCACAGGTATAACAATAGTTGCATCAGCAGATACGTTTGAGTCTGGTCATGTTGGAGCATTGTTCAGGTTTAGAGAAATCATAGAGGTAAACCATGATGCGTGGGCAGCATCAACAAGTTATGCACAAAATGCTACAGTTCGTAATGGTGATAATGTTTACAAGAAATCAAACTCAGGATCACATACAAGTAGCACAACAGCACCAGTCCACACAAAAGGCACAGAGACTTATGGTGATATAGACTGGGAGTTTTTACATAGTGGTACTGGATTTATCAAGATTACTGGTTTTACAAGTGCAACACAGGTAACAGCAGATGTAAAAAGCACACTACCAGCTTCAGTAGTTGGGTCAAGTAATCCTACGACAAAGTGGAGTGAGGGTGCATTTAGTTCTGTTCGTGGCTTTCCAAAGGCATTAGCTTTTTATGAAGAAAGATTATTCTTTGCAGGAACAACACATCAACCACAAAGTATATTTGGCAGTGTGTCTGCTGACTTTGAGAATCATACACCAGGTATAAATGATGATGATGCTGTGAATATCACTATAGCATCAGATCAAGTCAATGTTATCAAACATCTTTTGCCAGGTAGATTTCTTCAGATACTTACAACAAGTGCTGAGTTTACTTTGTCAGGTGGCACAGGAACACAACCAGTAACACCAACAAATGTAAATGTTTTGAGAGAAACAACATTTGGAACATCACAGGTAAGACCACTTAGAGCAGGAAACTCAACTATACTTGTGCAGAAAGGCACAGAGAAAGTTAAAGAGATTACATTTGATTTAGATACAGATGGATTACTTGGTGTAGATTTGACTGTGCTTGCAGATCACATTACTAGAGGTGGTTTGACAGATATGATATGGCAACAAGAGCCTGAGTTGATACTTTGGTTTGTAAGTGCAAATGGTGAGTTGATAGGTCTTACATACGATAGAGCAAATGGAACTGTTGGATGGCATGGTCATGTTCTTGGTGGCAGTGGTGTTGTAGAAAGTATCACAGCTATACCTAGTGGTGCAGAAGATCAGGTTTATCTAAGTGTAAAACTAACAATAAACAGTGTAACAACAAGACACATAGTATTTCTTAAATCAATAAACTTTGGATCAGATATTACAGATGCTTTTTTTGTTGATAGTGGATTGACATACTCAGGATCAGCCACAACAACAATCACAGGACTTAATCACCTTGAAGGGCAGTCAGTACAAATACTTGCAGATGGTTCTGCACATGCAGACAAAACAGTCTCAGGTGGATCAATAACATTAGATAGATCAGTTACAAAAGCACACATAGGTCTTGGATATACAAGTTTTATAAAAACTTTGAGGTTGGAAGGTGGTGCAAATGATGGTACATCACAGGGCAAGATTAAAAGAATACATGGTGTTACTGCAAGATTTCTTGATACAGTGGGTGCAGAACTAGGACCAGATGTGAGTAACTTGGATAGAATACCATTTAGAGACAGTAGTATGGCTATGGACACAGCCGTACCAATGTTTACAGGAGATAAGGAAATATCTTTTCCAGCAGGATATGAGAATGAAGCACAGGTTGTAATACAGCAATCACAGCCTTTGCCTATGACAGTTCTTGCGATAATGAGGAGGTCAAATACTTTTGATGCTTAGACTTGAAAAGCTAGAGAAATATCATGTTCAGGCTATAGCTACTGACTTTCAGTTTTTGCAATCGCACAGAGATGCGTTTTGTAAAGACGAGGTAAATGGATATGTTGCTATGTATAAAGACATCATTGCAGCTATCGGTGGTATAAGTTTGTTGTGGGATGGTGTAGCAGAAGCATGGTTTGTGCTAGGAGTCAAAGGACAAGAGTTTCCGTATAGGATGGCTAAGATTGTAAAAAAGATGATAATGACTATGATAGAAGAGAACAATCTGTTTAGACTACAAGCAAGTATATGTTCAAATGATGAAAAAGCTGTTAGATTTATAAAGTGGCTAAAGTTTGAGGAAGAGGGAATAATGAAGAAGTTTGGTCCTGATGGTGCAGATTATATTCGTTATGCGTGGGTGAAATAATGGCTGATCCATTTGTAGTAGCAGCAATAGCAGGGTCAGGATTCCTAAGTTACAAAGGGAATATGGCAGCAGCCAGAGCAGCTAAACAAACAGCAGAGTATAATGCTCAAGTAGAAGAAAATGAAGCTATACTTTTGCAAAGAGCAAAAATTGATGAAGAAAACAATTTACGAAAACAATCAGAAAGATTAGTTGGCACTCAAAGAGTTGCAACGGCTACTTCTGGTATAACTATGAGTGGCAGTCCAATGTTAGCCTTGGCTGATGCTTATTTTAATACAGAAAAAGATGCACTGCGTATTCAGTACGCTTCTGACATTGAACAAACAAGACAAATAGCTGCTGCAACTTTATTAAGAACAGAGGGTGCAGCAAGATCAAGAGCATTAAAAACAAAGGCTTATCAAAGTTTATTAGAAAGTGGCTCAAGAGCAATGATGGTGTAACATGGCAAAAATACCAATATATAATCAAGGAAGAGGAACAACGCAACAGTTAGCTACAGGATCATTGTCTCCTGCTGCCAATACAGGTGCGTTTGCTGCTCCTGGACAAGCATTGGCATCATTCGCAGACTCAGCACAACAAATAGCTTTTAATTTTGGCATGGCTGAAAGAGATAGAGAAGATAAAGCCATAATAGCAGAAGAGGAGTCTAAGTTTTTAGATTTAGCAGGATCAAACGAACTTCAAACAAAAGATACTACAGTCGGTGATGCTACAGAAAGAATTAATAAAATAATAAACAAATTTAAAGGAAGGTTTGATAAAGACTATGATTCAAGAAGATCGAATCTTTTAAAACAAAAACTTTCATCAACTTTTGACTCTTTTAAGTTGAAGGCAAAACAAAATGCTTTTAATCGTGGAAACATAATTGCAGGAACAAAAATTGATAGCAATATAGACAAAGGTTTGTCTGACTTGAGGTCAATCAACTCCAAAGACCCTGAGTATGAGATCAAAAGAAAAAAAATAATTGATACAATAAACGAAGCAAAAGTATCAGGTATTCCAATATCATACACATCATCACAAATTAGAACATTTTTGAAGAACAAAACTTCTGAGGATGCAGTTAGTCAAATTCAAAACAAAATAACAAATTCAACATCAATAACAGATTTAAACACAATACAAAAAGAGATCACATCAAAGTCAGGTAAAGAGTTTTCAACATCAAAGGGGAGTGTTTTATCAACACTTTTAACACAACAAAAAACTATTATAACAAATAATAATATTGCTTCACTTAGTAATCATGTTGATTTTGACCTTAACAGAGAGCCAAATACAAACAGTTCTATTATAAATGATAAAGTATCAGAAGTAAAAGATGGCACTTTTGGTGGTGATGAAGATAAACAAAAAGTATGGAAAACTTTGTCTGAAAGTGAAAAGAGTAAAGTGATTGCACTTGCAGAACAGAAAGCAACACAAGTTGAATCTGAAATTAGATTTAGACAGTTTGAAAAAAATAATCAGATAAGAGAAAACAATGAAACAATTTTCAATGATAATCTCCCAGCAGCTTTAGATGGCACACTTACTTTTGATAAAATTAAAAAATTAGAGTTTCAGGGTTCAGGTGGTGCAACTTTGAGAAACAATTTACAAACAATATTAATGAAAAATGTTGATGGTAATTTCGCTGATGAAACAGCACCAGTAGTTTACAGACGAATATTTGAAAAAATAGTTTCAAGAGAAGTAAGATCAATAAATGATAAGTTTTTGATTGAGGGTGAAACACAAGCAAAAAGTATTCTTGAAAGAGATGATATTGATAACGCTACATTTAGAACATTAGTAAGTGATATAAATTCTTTTCAAAAACCTGATACAGCAGGAGATTTTAAATTATTTGGTCAATTTCTTAATGGTAATAAAGATCTTATTCTTGGTACAAAAATATATAGGCAGTTTGATAATGGTGGTGAAGCAAGATTTTTTGACTTTTCTATCCAAATGAGAAAAAGATTTGAAAGAGGATTAGCAGAAGGGAAGTCAGCAATTTCATTGCTTGATAGAAGAAGTAATGATTATATTTTAAAAGACGAAAATTTTTATAGAATAACAAGTAAAGAAATACTTAAAAACTATCAAAACAGTTTAAGAATTGATAATCAAAACGATTTAACTCTTGACCAAGTTCGACCACCTACAAGAGAAGAGGTTGCAAGACTAATTGGTGTTACTAATATAGATCTTTTTACTCAACAAGACTATCTAAACTCAGGACCTTATCAACTATGGTTTACAAGTGGTAAATATCCAGTATGGCTTAAACTCAGGACTCAGAGATGAATCAACGAGAACTCCAAAATCTCATATTAAATGATGCAGGATATAATGCTGAAGAAACAAAAGAAAAAAACAAGGAAGAGTTTTTAATTTTAAAAGATGCTGGGTTTCCTGATGATGAATTGACAGATAGTTTTGGTTTCCCAAATACAGAAAAAAACAAAACAGTAGAGCCTATTCAAACATATTGGCAATCAATATGGAAAGGTATTAAGGATGAAGCAGAGTTCCGAACAGGTGCATTGAAAGAGCAAGTTACAAAAGATGTTAAACAAACTAAACAATTTTTAGTCGGTGAGGATGCTGAGTGGCAAAGATATTGGGAAAGAGGTGTTGGTAAATCTACTATAAATCTTGCCCTACAATATCATTCAAAAGGTGATGTTGGATATGACGCAAAAAATGCTTTGTTGCCTGAACCTGAAGATACAGGTGTTTTAGAAAGATGGTTTGAAAGTATTTCTAATATTGGTGCTGATCTTCCTGTATATCTTCCAGCAGGATTTCTTGGAACAGCAGCAACAGGTGGTAATGTTTTTGCTGGTGGTGCAACTGCTGGATTTGTTAATGAGTCTATACGAGGTATGTATATAGAAGCATTACAAAGAGGACAAGTAAATACATTTTCAGAGTGGTGGGATATATTCATAGATCATGGTTTCAAAGAGGGTGTTAAGTCAGGTCTCACATTAGGAACAGCTATGGCTTTGCCTGGTTGGGTAGGTGCAAAAACTTTGATGGGTAAATATGCTGCTCAGTATGGTGCATTTACAGGCATGGGTACAATATTGGAAGGACAGCTTCCATCAAGAGATGAACTCATAAATACTGCTCTTGTTTTAGGAACATTCGGCATTGGAGAAAAAGGTGCAAGAATGGTCACACAAAGAGTGAAAGAAACCGACAAAACACATAGCAAAGTTGTTGATGAAATACTTAACGAACCTCGAAAATTAGAAGATGCTGCTTCAGTTAATATAGAAAAGTTTAGAGATTCCCCTAAAGGCTCTGAGAAACCTGAACCTTTTAAACCAAATACAGAGCCAAAACAAAGTGTTCTAACACAAGAAAAAAAGGTAGAGGTAGAAAAACCAACTATTGAAACAAGAGAATCAGTCAACAAAGTAAACGAGCAAATCCAGTTTGAGATGCCAAAACAGACTGAAGGTTTAACTAACATCAAAAGTCAGATAGTCACTCAATACTTTGATAAACTACACCCTATATTAAGTGTTGTAAGAAAAGCAAGAGAAGCTGGTAATAAGTTTGAGAACACAGTCGATCCTTATGTGCAAGCAAGAGTACAACCAGGGATGATTGGAAGAGCCATGCACTTTATTCAGTTTGGAACTTTCAAGGCAAACACACTTAAATTAGATGGTGGCAAAAGTTTACTAAAAATACTTGAGCCAATAAAAACTGAAAAAGATTACAAAGATTTTACATCTTATGTCGTTTCAAAAAGAAGCATTGAAAAAGAAGCACAAGGTAAAAAAACAGGTATAGATCAAGCAGCAGCTAGAGATGTTGTTAAAAATTTTAATGACAAGTACGAAGCAACTTTTAGAGAGTTAAATGAATATCAAGGCAAGTTAACTCAATATCTTGTTGATTCTGGTATCATATCAAAAGAAACTGCTGCAAAGATATTTGAAGCAAACAAAGATTATGTGCCATTCTACAGAGTTTTAGAAGAGGGTTTATCTGATGCAAATGCAAAATTTGGTAAAGGTATTACAAATCCACTCAAAACTTTTAAAGGCAGTGAAAAAAAAATAATCAATCCACTTGAAAGTGTGCATTTAAATACAATCCATTTCATAACACTAGCAGAAAGAAACAGAACAAATATAAAATTTGTTGAGATGATCGAAAAGACACCTGATGTTTTTCCAGAAATGGGTAAAGTACCAAGCAAACTCAAGCAAACAAGAGTTACAGTAGAAGAGTTGTCAAAAGTTTTAGAAGATGTTGGTGCGATAAAACCTGAAGCGTTACAAGGATTTTCTGTATTTAGAAGAAACTCACAGGATGCAGGACCATCAGAGATTGTTGTTTTTAGAAATGGTAAAAGGGAGGTATGGGAAGTAGGTACAGAGGTTGCTACAGCACTCAAAGATGCAAGTGGAACATCACAAAACATTTTGATGAGATTTTTGTCTACACCATCAAGGCTTTTGAGGGCAGGATCAACGCTGTCTCCTGATTTTATATTGCGTAATTTTCAAAGAGATACTGTTTCTGCTGCTATATTTAGTGATAAAAACTTTATACCACTCTATCATACGGCTATGGGTTTTTGGCACATGCTTGGTAAAACAAATCTTTACAAAGAATGGACTAGATCAGGTGCTATGCAATCTATGTTTATAAGTATGGATAGAAGATATTTTTCAAAAGATTTGAAGGCACAACTCACAAAAGGTAAAGTAAGAAATCAAGTGTCTAATCCGATAGAGATGTTGCGAATATTGTCAGAAATTTTTGAGAGTGGGTCAAGAATTGGTCAATATAAAATTTCACTTGACGCATACAAAAAAAGAGGTCGTTTGACAGATCGTGATGTTGTTGAAAAAAGTGGTTTTGATGCAAGAGACATAACCATAGACTTTGCAAAAATGGGTAATAAAATACAAGGTTGGAACAGAATAACATCCTTTTTCAATGCTAGATTACAAGGTTATGTGAAGATAGTTGATGCTTTTAAACAAAGACCTGTCAAGACAAGTGCTGCAATATTTACTACAATTACACTTCCAAGTATTTTATTGTGGTCGGTAAATCACGATAACCCAACATACAGAGAACTACCACAATGGCAAAAAGATCTTTTTTGGATAGTCATTACAGGAGAAGGTGAAAACGAAATTGTTTATAGAATACCTAAACCTTTTGAACCTGGACTATTGTTTGGTACAGGTGCAGAAAGGATGTTAGATTTTGCATTTGAAAAAGACCCTCAGAGTGTAACAAAGTTTTTTGCAGAAATGGGCAAAGATAATCTATTTAATCTTGGACCAATACCAGATTTCATAAAACCTTTCATTGAATTTTACGCAAATAGGAGTTTATTCTCAGATCGACCAATAGTTCCAAGAAGAGTAGAGCCTTTGCTTTCTCAATATGAATATACAGAATATACAAGTGCTACAGCAAAACTTTTAGGAAAAACAATAGCAGAACTGAATTTAGCAATAGGTGTTGCTGATTCTCCAATGGCATCTCCTGCAAAAATAGATCATCTTATTAGAGGTTGGACAGGAACTTTAGGACAATATGCTTTAGAGTTGAGTGATGTTGCAATAAAAAAACTTGGACTTATCAAAGAGCCTATAGAACCAGCAAAAACTCTAGCAGATACACCTGTTATCAAAGCATTTATTGTAAGGCATCCAAGTATGGGTGCAGAGCCAATAACAAGATTTTACAAAGAGTACAACAAAATAAAAGATAGAGTAACTACTGCAAAAAAATTAAGTAAAGATTTGAATTTTGAAGAAGTAAAAGAAGTATTTAGGCAAACAGAATATAACAAATTACCTCTTGTCGAGATTGCAGAAGCCATGTCAAACATACAATCAACAATAAGATTGATATATAACAATGATGGATTTAGTGCTACTGATAAAAGACAAATGATTGATGAAAGTTACAGAAGTATGATTTTATTAGCTAAAGAAGGATTGAATATAGTTTCTGCTTTTGAATAAGTATCTTGTTAAAAAACAAAAAATATTGTAAAAACAAACAATGAGGTGAATATGACAGTAAGTAGTACGACCACAAAAAACAGTTATAGTGGTAACGGAAGTACCACAACATTTGCATACGGATTCAAAATATTCGCTGATGCAGACCTAACTGTTATACTTAGATCAAGCACAGGCGTTGAAACAGTACAGTCACTAACAACAAACTATACAGTGACAAATGCTGGTAATGCCAGTGGTGGTAATGTTGTATTTGGCTCTGCTCCTGCAAGTGGTGTTACTGTTGTTATTAGAAGAAACATGGCACTGACACAGTCTACGGACTATGTTGCAAACGATCCATTTCCTGCTGCTACACACGAAGATGCGTTAGATAGGCTGACATTTATCAGTCAACAGATGCAGGAAGAAGTAGATAGAACAATAAAACTATCACGAACTAACACTATGACATCTACTGAATTTACAGTAGGAGCAACAGATAGAGCAAGTAAGGTCCTAGCATTTGACAGTTCAGGAGAGTTGTCTGTTACGCAAGAATTAGGAACTTTCAAAGGATCAGATGCAACAGTAACAACAGCAGCCTATGTTGAAAGAGACATAATCAAATCAACTACTACTGCTGAACTCAACAATGTTTATATATGTGTGGCAGCTTCTGTTGTTGGAGATAGTCTTACAGATACAGACCATTTTGCATTATTAGTTGATGCAGTATCAGCAGCATCTTCTGCTACAACAGCTACAACAAAAGCAAGTGAAGCAGCAACATCAGCAACAAACGCAGCAAATAGTGCAAGCACAGCATCTACTCAGGCATCAAATGCAAGCACAAGTGCAAGTGCAGCATCTACGCAAGCAACAAATGCAGCGAATAGTGCTACGGCAGCAGCAGCAAGTGCAACAAGTGCAGCTACTATTCTTGATAATTTTGATGATGTATATTTAGGTGCAAAGTCTAGTGAGCCATCAGTAGACAATGATGGTGATGCACTAAATGCTGGTGATTTATTCTACGATACGTCAGTAAACGCACTTAAAGTTTACTCAGGTTCAGCTTGGCAAATCACAACACAGACATCTTTGACAGAAGTATCAGGAGATAGCACACCACAACTAGGTGGAGATTTGGATGTAAATGGTAATGAAATTGTATCTACAAGTAATGGCAACATTGCATTAACACCAAATGGTAGTGGTGTTGTCAGAATAGACGGATCAACTGGTGTTGATATATCCCAGGGTGCAATATCAATCAAGAATGGTGGTTCACAATCATATATACGTTTATACTGTGAATCAAGCAATGCACACTATGTTCAGTTCACTGCACCAGCACATTCTGATTTTTCAGGTAACATAACTGTAGTTTTACCAGCTACTGCTGGAACACTTGCCCTTACATCACAATTACCAACATCAGGAATATCTAGTGGTAATGTTGCTACATTTACATCAGGTGTAGCAGATGATGATTTTCTAAGGGTAAATGGCACAACGATTGAGGGTAGAAGTGCAAGTGAATTAGCAAGTGATATTGGAGCAGCAACTACTGATGATATAGTTGCTCTTGCAATAGCTTTAGGATAGGAGAAGTAAATGCCAAATACATTTAAGGTAGTATCACATGATGTTATGCCTGCAAGTGCAGGAACACCTGAAGATTTATACACTACACCCAGTAGCACGACAACTGTTGTATTAGGAATGGTTATAGCAAATGTTCATACAAGCCAGGTAACAGCAGATGTAAAGTTGGTTTCTGATACAAGTGGTGGTGGTAGAGCAGCTACAAACACAACAACATTCTTACTAAAAGATGCACCTATACCAGTAGGATCATCATTAGAAATATTAGCTGGAAACAAAGTTGTTTTAGAAACTACTGATAAATTACAAGTAGATTGTTCTGTGGCAGACAAGGTATCGATTACATTATCTATCATGGAGATTACATAATGGGTTATCTTGGCAATCAAATAACAACAGTATTTCCTACGTCTATTAGTGTTGATAGTGCAACGATAAGTGGTAATGCTAGTGTAGGTGGTACGTTAGGTGTAACTGGTGCAACTACTTTATCAAACACATTAGGTGTAACTGGTGTATCTACTTTGTCAGATAACATTGTTTTTGGTGCATCAAGTAAAGGTGTTCATCTTGGTGTGACTACTGCTACTGCATCTAATCTGATTGATGACTATGAAGAAGGTACTTGGACACCATCTCTTCATGATGGAAGTACTGTTATTACTATTGCTTCACCTAATGCACATTATACAAAAGCAGGAAATTCTGTTCATGCAGAATTTTATCTTCAAAGAAATGACTCAGCAAGTAACACAGCACCAATGATATTAGGAGGTTTACCCTTTGCTCATAAAGCTATTCCTGCTGTTGTTGGACAATGTTGGATTGATAATTCAAGCTCTGATATTAGATGTATGTTATATTTGCCAAGTAGTTATTCTCAACTGTATTTTATAAAAACTGGTGGAAGTGCGTCTTATGTAAGTTTTAATGAATTTGGTAATAGCAGATATATATATGGTGCTTTTGATTATTTAGTTTAGATAGGAGAAAAAATGGCAATAACTAAAGAAATAGTAATAGGAAAAATAGAAGTCATAAGTAGTTGGAATGTTCAAATAGCTACAGATACAGTTATTAAAGAAAATGACATAGAGATTAGCAGGTCAAGGCATAGGCATATTTTACAGCCATGCACATCGTCAAAAGATAAAGATGGTAAATGGACACACACAGACATTGACATAAGCAAAGAAGCTACCGAAGTACAAGCAGTAGCCAATGCAGTATGGACAGATACAGTCAAAGCTAATTATAAAACATTTGTGGAATCACAAGGGATATAATCAATGCCATATATAGGAACAAGTCCAAGCAATGGAGTAAGACGAGTACATACCTATACTGCTACTGCTAGTCAGACTATATTTACTGGTGCTAGTAGCGAGGGTGTAACTCTATCTTATGCAGATACAAACTACATTGATGTATTTCAGAATGGTGTTCTGCTAGGAAGTGCAGACTATACAAGTACCAGTGGTACGTCTGTTGTATTGTCACAAGGAGCATCGGCAGATGACCTCTTGGTGGTCATAGTTTATGATATTTTTTCGGTGGCAGATACAGTAAGCAAGACTAATGGTGGTACATTTGATGGTGCAGTTACATTAGCAGGTGGTGTATCAGGAAATACAACATTTAGTGGTGAGATAATAACATCTACAAGTGGTACATCTAATGTAAGAATAGGTGAGAACGCAGGAGATGCCATAGC